ATACGCATTGTAACATCGCTGTCAAGTGGCAAGTTTGAATCAGGGCGACTATTTGTTTTCAACACTCTTACAAAATCACGAATAACTGTTCCTGTGCGACTGTCGTACACTTGCTCGTCGCCGTAGAAGAAAAATCGTGTTTCGAGAACGCTGCCAAAGTAGTAGTTGAGTGCTCGTGTTGTTACTGTGTACGACTCGCCATCTGTGACAAACTGTACAACCCAACTTGCATCAAGGTTGGCACCTGACGTGTCTTGTGCATAATCCTGACTCCAGGCAGCATTGACTGCAAGATTTGATGCAGTGATCACATACCAGGTGTTGGTTAAGTTATTGTAACCTAGACCAAAATTGCGGTATAGTTCAATCTGTGACCGTGCATTTTGTTTAACAGTTGTTCCTAAATCAGTTACAAACAAAGGAATAACTTCGACACATTGTGCATTAGTTGGAACATAGTTGTTGAGCACAACTGGACCTAGACCACTAGTGAAGTTGCCGCGCCCTTGGTTGGTTCCGTCAAGATATACCGCAGTAGCAGAAGCCCAAATAGTTAATTTTTCGTCTGCTCTTGTGGGTGTGCCCAATACCAATCTATTGTTGGCATCAAAGTAATAACCAGTTGGGGATCTAAATTTAATCAAACTGCCAATTTGCACATATTGCATATTGTTGCTGGAATATGTGCCCACTGGCACAGGATTCCCGGCTGTATTTTTAAAATAACCAGTTGTCTCATTGGCCAATGTTGTACTTTGATTCCAACTGACTGCCAACGCAGTTAATGATGGTCTTGGAAAATTTGCATAATAAAATTGCTTGGCAGCTTCTGTTGCTATCAACGGCTCGACTCGATTAGAAAGCACATCACTGATGTCATTGGTTGTTAACCAGCTAAACAAAAATGTTGGCAATTCGTTTGATTCGTACAACGCACCGTCGCTGCCAAATGTATTGGTAGAACTGTACTTGCCGGTGTTGTCAACCAAGTCAAGATAGCGACTTGTACCAATTGATGCACGGTTAAGTGCTTTGGATTTGATAATTGAATTGTAGGCAGTAAACGGAAAGTTGTTGTAGTCTTCGCCGTTGACCATACGGTTTTGCGTATAGTAACGAGCCGGGGCACGTTGCTTGATTTCGTCGATCGTTTCACGAGCAAGTGCATTGCTCACTGGTGCTGTGATGCCACAAGTAACTGTCAGTGTTTCTAATTGGCCAGTGCGGCTAACATAACTGATACTTAAAATCACATTTTGCATTTCTTCTGGATTGATAATATACTGCAATCCATTTGATGAACGAACATAAGAACGGAAAAATCCCACAGGAATTTCGGAAAAAACGCCGTCGCCAAAGTTCAATGTAATTTGATCATTTGCTCTACTGGCAACTGAATATATAGGACGCAGGTTTTCTTGTTGTTCGACCGCGGCAGTGTAAACGCTTTCGACATAATCCCATTCGCGGGCAATATTCCCAACGTTGTCCAACTGATACANCCAGCGATCTGTGTTGTTTACACCTTCAATGTTGACATTGACTGCGCGGTTAGCAATGCGCTCAGGCAAATTAAAATCTTGATTCTGTAATACGCCCTGTTTGAAATAAAAGAAGAAACCAGTGTCGGCAGACGCAAAACCCAATTGGTCGTTTCGGAACAGCATGCCAAACTGCCCGTTGGGCTGTGGACTTGGTTCGTAAACATACTCTACACCTGCAGGTAATCCGGTGGCAGTGGCACTCACAGCTTCAAATGGCATGTTGACACCATCAACCACTGCACTAAACGGAATCACAGGAAGGAATCCTGGTACCAAGTTGACTGTGTATTCATCTGTGCGAATACCTTGAATTGTTGTTCTATTACCAGGGCGGCCAACACGCTGAGTGTTTACCAGTGCAGAATTTATAATGGCATTGAATTGTTCTTGCCAGTCAAAGTTTGTGGGGTCGGCCCAGTTAACAGTGATGTTGGCCAAGTTGATGCCGTTGTAGTCAATGACATTTTCTGTTGTTTGTATTGAAAATACTTTGAGATATCCGTTGGCTTCGGTGTTGCGCTTGGGGGTGTAACCTACCAAGTTTGCAAGTTTGACCACGCTGTCACGACGTTCAGCAGTGTCTAAATAATTTTCACGAGTGTTTAAATCTGTACGGAAGGCCAATGACTGGCCCATAAATGCCATTACATCTAGTATGGCAATAAATTCTGATGATTCAATGTAGTCATTGAATGTTTCTGGATAGTACAATCGTACATAATCAACAAAGCTCTTGCGGAGAGTTTCAAAGTCATAGCTTTGGAAGTCAGCTTCGCGGTAAGTTTGATAGATTCGTTTCCAATCTTCAACTCCAAATACTGCGGTTTGTCTAGTAGTTTTTGCCATAATAATCCATCTTGTAGATTATTTATGGCGAAAATAAACCGCCCAGTTTATGTTTATGCGTAGCTTGCGCTGGCGGTTTGTTGGTCGAAGTACAAAGATAAAAATTCAGTTGTTTGCCCTGGAACCAACATCAGTTCAATTTCGATCAATATACCATTCAGTTGCGGGTACATGTTGGCAGATTGCAAATAAATTCTTGGATCTAAACTGGCCACACGCTGTATTTCTGCTAGTATAGCACGTTCTGTGTCTTGTGTTTGATTTTCAAATATGTAACTCCATATCATGGTTCCGTACCCAGGACGGCCAACAAGTTGCCCTTGTGTTATATTGAGTGCATTTAATAGATCACGCTTGACCAACTCAAAATCTACCAAAGTAAATTTCTTTGTTTGTCCTATTGTGTTGAAACCTCTGAATGTTGTCATAGTTGTATTTACTTGTATTTTAGGCAAAGTCACTGTCGTCTAGTTCATTTACAAGCGGTAGTCCCAATCTTGCTCTAATAATAGGATCGTTGCCTATGTACGGCAGCGCATTTGGATCTCCTAATGCATTAACACCTCTGTTAATTCCGGTGGACAGATCTTGCAAACCATCAAGGCCGCTGGGAAACGCCCCACTGAGTATGCTCTTGGCCTGATTGCCTGCTTTTTCTAGTGACGCAGTGTCAACTGCTTGTGGACTGAATGTCGGAGTTAGAATTTTATTGCTTCCAACCAGTTTAACAAAAGCGGCATTTACTGTTGTCCTATTAATTGTTCCAGTAAATCCGGCAGCCGGTACAACTCCTGCCACTGCCGCCGGTAATTTAAAATCGCTAAAATTAACAGCAAATTGTCCTTGCTTGGCTAAAGAATCCATTTGTGATTTAATTGACGCTCCGTTGATGTTTGGCAATGCTCCTTTAGCCCATGCTAGTGTGTTGTCTATGCCAAATTTACTTGAGTTTGCCAATAATCCGCCGAGATCAGATATTCCACGGTCAAGCACAGTTGATAATCCAGCCAGTCCTGCAATGCTGCCAAGTGCATTTGCAACCGAAGATAAGCTGTTTGATACAGTATTAAATATTTGTCCGCTGGGTGCAGTGGTATCAGTTCCAGGTGTTACAATTTCTCCAGTTTGCACTAATGTATCGTAAGTAGATTTCATAAGTTCGTACTGGGTTTTGTCTTGCAACGCTGAATTTTCCAACAACGTGTTTACCTCAGCTACACCATTTTTGCCAGTCCATACAGTGGTAGTGTTCAACACATCAACAAAGCTGTTTGGATTGCGTATAAATTTGTCTGCTGTCCCTGGCTTTAAATACCCAACTGATTCAAGTTGTTCTGCGGTAAATCCATATTTTCCAAGACCCGATTCATTTGTACAAACACCTGATGATTGACATACACTTGCAGCAACTGCTGCTATAACTGACTGCACTTGAGTAGTAGATAATAATCCTATAGGAGTAGTTATTACTGATGTATCAACATAATCAGCAACAGTAATACCGTTGTTGATTGGTATATCATTCAATGCTGGCAACGAAGAAACTATGTTATCATTGTAAATAGCCAGCAAGGGAATATCTGGAACACCTGCTGTCCCTCTATCAAGTCTCGACAATGCAAACTGTACACCAGTGGTAGTTGGCGATTCTAGTACGTCGCCAGCACTTAAACCAATAAATGCGCCAGCAGCCAACTGCTCAAGATAAACTTGTTCAGCTTGAGCAGCGGTAGTGCCAGCTGGCGCTTCTAATGTAAATAACTTTCCATTGGGAAGATTAAAACTAAACTTGGCCATATTATGATACTGTTCCTCTAAATCCTGCTGGCAATGGTTTTGTATTTGGCGGAGTTGATGGCTGTCCTGGTTCCATTGCAACCTCTACGCTAACACCTTTGTTGTGAAAAGGCCATGGTTCGTGTGCGGGTGCTCTTGTTACAATGCTTTCTAATCCAGTCGAAGAAATTTGCCAACCTGTTGCCTGATTAAATTCTGTGTCGGGCATTACATATTTTTCTAATTTCTTTGGTGGTTCTACATTTTCTGCAGATCCACCATTGAGGTCAATACCTCCGGCTTGTAACGTCATGTCAGAGCCGGCATTCCACGATCCTTTTCTACTTACCAAAGCCAAACTGCCATCGGCCCGAACAGCAATGCGAGCTTTGCTATACATAATAGTTTCTTCGGTACTTGACAGCGTCAATTTCTTTTCAGTTTCAATGTTTGTGCCGCCTGCACTTTTCATATTGATTTTACCTCCAGCAAACATATTAATATCTTTGTCTGCATGCAGATTGATTGTGCCCTGAGTACGAACATTCACAGAGTTTGTGGCGTACACATCCAGTGTGCCTTCTTGTCCAAGCTCTAACCAGGCCTGTCCATTGGCATGGATGATGTACAAAAAATTGCCATCATCGCTCATTGTGATTTGATGCCCACCGCTGGTACGAACACGAACAAGATTGTCTTTGCCTTCAATATTGCCGTCGTCCATGACAAGACTATGTCCGCCTCGACGTCCAATTACATTTACATCACTTGAAGTGATAGAGTTATCCTCAATACGTTTTTGAATGTCGGATTCAGATAGGCCGCCGTTGTATACTGGGCGCCCAGGTGTACTGATTCCAAAAACTGCACTAGGACTTTCGCGTTGACTTGTTGAACTGATGGGACCACGTTGTGGATCTGCCAATGTGCCTTGTTGGAACATTTCGGCTGCTAAAAAACTATGTACTGGTTTTAGTTGATTATAAAACTGCGGGTTGTCGTTGATCTGTTCGTTGTTTGGATTGATTTCAGTAACTGGCAGTACTGTTGCGCCCAAGTAATAACTTTTTTGATCGCTATTTTGTAAATCAAATTTTGTACTTGCTCCAATAGCTGGAATCATGTGTGTCATTCCTTGGTCAGGAATACACCCCATGTAATAGCCCAAGTTCGGATCGCCGCCTGCAAAGAAACACAATACACTAACTCCAAGGTCAGGCGGAGTAAACCACATGCCGTAACTTTGTGGGTTTCCGTCTAGGTATCCGCCAACAGTATCGGTTGAACCTTTTTTTCCTGGTTGCGGTGGAGTAGCACCGTAAAATGGAGAACAATAACTGACAGTACGCCATACTGTGGTATCGTCTGGATTGTTGCCGGCCAGTTGTTCAATAAACACTTCTAACCGGCCTTGCCTGGTAGGGTCAACATTGTTTTTTACTACGCCAACAAATGGACCAAATATTGCGGACATGCCGCCGCGATCAAACCTGTAGTTGGGTGCTACGCCTTTACTTCGTTGTATATTATCTGCCATTGTTTATCCTTAATCGTCTTTAGACATCAGCTGGTTATTGAAAATTTGTGCTTCTGGATCATCTGCGTTTACTGCTGAATTAACGTCTGAGGCAGCAGAAGGGCGTAATTTAGGCGGAGGTGCAAACGACGGTACAAACACTTGTGCTTCTGGATCGTCTGCATTGAAGGCCGAAGTGCTATCGGGTTCGCCCGGAGTAAACGGACGGATGGATCGTAGTTGTACTGAGTTTTCGAGAGGATCAATATCAGAAAATTCGTTTGATGCGTTGTATGCTGCTGTAGCATCTTCGTTGATTTTTAAAACTTCGGCATCTCTGACTTGTTGTGCTGTTGACCCTGCTGCCGGTCTATCCCCGGCTACTAGTCTATTCCCCTCAGCTGCTCTAACTGCTCTTAACGGTCCGTCGTCGTATGTACTTCCTGTGACTGCTGCTTTTATTTCAGGAAGCGGCAATTGTACTATTGAGCCTAACAATTCTTGTTCAAACTTGCCATTGCTAAATGTGCTAGTTACAGAAGTGGCTTTGTAGGTGTAAATTGCTTGCGGATCTTGTCCAACATTGGGATTTGCAAGTCCAGTGCCATTCACATCATAATCAACTCCGGGATTCCATTGCAAATCAAAAATAATTTCTTGTGCTTCAAAATTGATTGAGCCGTCAGGCTCAAAAGGATCAAAATTAAAATTCAACGAGTCTATCCCGGCAGCAACCTCACCTTGTTGCAACCATGCAGGATCACCAATTATTCCTATACGAGTGGTACCAATGTCAGTTGGGCTATACAAATAATCAGCAGCCGATGCGCCAATTGAGTTGGTCTTGCCTTCGGCACCTTGGCTGCTGCTGGCAGCAACTGCTGCTTGATACACATAAGCAGGACTTTCCCTGTGATTTGTTTTTGCCCGGAATAGACCCAAAGTGCTGGGAGTTGTAAATGTCACGCTGAACAAACTGTTGAATGCTTGTTCAAAACGTGTTACTTGCGAGTTCTGGCCGGTGAACCAATATTTGTAACTTTTATGACGTCCACGCAATCTTGCTTCTGGATAAAATTCACTATTCATATCATTGATGCCGTAAGCACTGATGACATATTTAATATTGTAGGCAAAATCGTTACGCCCAGGATCAAACGCAATTGGTATAGCTTGAACTGAGATTTTATACCATGCCAGATCGCCCAATGGCTTTTGTGGCTTTGTTTCTTGTGTGGGTTCGTCAATTATTACATTTGCTTGGTCAGTGATGTAACTGCTGTTTTTTAATATTTCGTCTAATACTGCCACAATCGGCGTGCCGGCAACAATTTCAAATGTTCTAACATCATAAGCAACTGAATTGCTTTTGGGATTAACTTTGTCAGATGGATTCTTAGACCGTTGCATTGGTGTCTTGGATTTGCTGGGTGTGCCACCTTTGGCAACAAGAGAGTCGCCAAGAATAGCAGGAGCAAACTCTATGCTGTAAATGTTGGCTATTTTAAATGTACCAGATTTGACCATCTCAGCTTCTTGATTGTTTAGTGCAGAAACAAGCCCAATTGCAACGTTTTTACTCACCTTGGGCGCAGCATTTGCCTTGGGAGGTGTAGTGCTTTGTTTATTGGCATTGGCCTGGGCGGTGCTGCTGCTACCATACCCGTACGCACGCAGGTACTCATCCTCCGCATTGCCAGCGGCGCCACCTGTGCCGGACCATATTCGTGCATTAGTTACCATATCATGCTCCTCCTATATAAGGATCGTCAGAGTCCAGCAGTCGATCGTCTGCTATAGGAGCCTTGTAAGTTGTAGATCGAGGGTCTGTTGATGCATTTAATCTGGAAGTTTTTCTACCGTCGCTGGGCGATACTTCTGCCAACACTACACCATTGGTTAATAAGTCTTTTACTGTTGCACCAGATATTTTAACTGATGATTTCACCGCACCCAAATTGGAGCCAAATCCTATTTGATAAGAAATTGGAATTCCCTTGACTGTGTATTCAACCAACTTGTTAGCAACTGTAAAAGTAATATCAGAAAGTTGAAAAGGTATAATTTTTTCAACTACCACACCGTTGTTTCCGGCTTGCACCAGTTTTCCGTCGTCGTTGTATCCATAAAATCTAATAACCAATGCATAAGCTGCTGTACGATAGGGAATTCTATTTGTTGGGTCCTGGTCTTTGTATTGGTCGTTGACTGCTTTCCATAAATTGTCAATCAATGTTATGTTGGCAGGTTCTGTCACAGTAAATTCTAGAGCAGCTGAATTGTGTGCTTTGTTGCTGCCTTTTCCAGTGATTACACTTTGGATTTTTAAATTGTCAAGATAAAAGTCATTTTTAAAAAACGGACTACGGCCCACAATGTTATTTTTTATGTCGCCAAAATCAGATGCTGCACCACCGCTTTGTATCAACAAACTATAATTGCTTAACACCGGCTTGTGACTTTTTTGCATTTCTGCGTATGCAGCAGGCTTTAACAAATACCATCCAATGTTGTATGTATAACTGGCGTATTGATCCAGCACATTTGGCTGTGGTGCAAATGGTTTTTTGTTGAACGAATTGAGAATTCTTGTTGTGTTGGTGGCTGTTGCTCCATCTTCACCTGTTGCGCCAACTCCCGGAGCGCTGCCCGCAGTTGGTGGTGATGGGTCGGCTGTGTTGGCACCCGTGCCAGGTGCATAGTATGGGCTGGTTATAACACCCGGGTCAGCATTGCTGTCATCGGGGGATACACTTTGTGTTTCTGTTAGTTTTTTTACAGGAGGGTTGGTTCCAGTTTCTGTTTCGCCTGCTAACGCAGCCGCTTGTTGAGTGTTGAGCCGTTCGTTGACATCTGTTGCAGGCAATGCCGGTGCTTGTGTTGCGCTGCCATCGTTACCAGCTAATTCTCCCGCGGCGGTGGTTGAATTTGGTTGTAGCAGACTTTCAATATCAGCTACCACTGCTGCTAGTTGTGTATTAATTTGTCGGATTTGTTGTGTTGCCGCGTTATCGCCGGCCAGCGCTTGCTGTGCCAATGCCGCTCGTTGACTCAACAGTCGCTGTCGCTCTGCTTCTAAACTGTTAATATCTGCCATTGATTAGAACCCCAACACTGATCTCAGTGTGCTCAATTTAGGAATATAGATATTGGTATTCATTACAAAATCCAACGGCGGCTTGGTCAATGTGTTTGGGTTGCGTTGATAAAACACCCACCATAATCCGCTATTTTGGTACAAGTCAAAAGCCAACAGGTCTGGCCGATATTGATAAGTTTGATTGATAACAAACAACAAATCATCACTTTGCTTGGGTATCGGTCTGTTGACCATTGTGTCTAAAAAGAATTGACTGTAGCCAGTATTTGCATATGGACTGGTTGCATTGTAAGTTGCCATTACCACATTCCTCCTTTGAGCAAGTCACCGTTGGCATACTGACGTACACTGAATCGTTGGCTTTGTGCTTGACGACTTACGACCGGCAACAATGTTATGCTGATAGTCATTTTTGTTGGCACGTATGTTGGGATAGTGTTTGATGCTATTGGTTCAGGTGCAGGCTTGGCGTTTTCACCACCTGTCGGCATTGATTGTCCATTGGCTAATTTTGAACTTGCCAATCTGTTGATTGCCCCACCGACAAACCCGCCTAGCATGCCGCCGCCCCAACTTGTGCCAGGACCGGTTGAGTTGTTTGATTCACGTTGTTGAAGCATATTAGTATTATTTACGTTGGGACTGCGTGCTCGAATATAATCTACGTCGGCTGGCAAATCATACGTGAATGATGTTACAACACAAGGATGTTCGTTGAACTGAAACTGGCCGAGCCCGGTCAAATAAACCAACGGCGGTGGCGATCCTCTTTGCGGATCTTGGCCATAAAACATTTTGGTCACACTTTTAAAAAAGTGTATCACTGCCAACAAGTAGTCTGCTTCGGCAGTGCTTTGTGCAGTAAACGTACAGCTGATCACAACTGGCTCAACAGAACTACCTCGATAAAAATATCCTTTGTAATTGGAATGTGTGATGTCCACTGCTGAGTAATTGGCTTTGTAACTGGTGTTGATTGTAGGAGTGTACGGAAACAGCACACCGTCTGTGCCTGCTAATGGAGATAAAATTCCCGGATTGGTTGCTTTGTACAAATAATCAGCCAGTGGTGCCAAGCGCAGTTTAACACGCCAGTCAGCATTGTTTTTATTACCGCGCTCATTGGCAATTGTGTTTTGTGCTCTTGCTAGATCCAGTGCCACTGCTTTGGCTGCTGCCTGTTCTGCTTCCTGTTGTTCTATTTCTGCTCGAGCTGCTGCATCCTGGTTGAATGCTGCCTCGGCTTCCAATCGGGTTCGTTCTTCTTCGGTCAGCTCAACATCTTTTGCACCTTCAATCGGTGGACCTTCGCCACCGAATGCACCTACCCCTTCCTCAGTGCTTCCTGGCGGAATTTCGTTACCAAAGGCATCGTACGTTACTTCAACTGGGTCTGGCGTGTCTGCTGCGCCAATGTCCTCGTTGAATGCTGCTTCAGCATCCAATCTAGATTGCTCGTATGGATCTTCTTGTCCCACTGTCACGCTAACCACATTACCGTTTGTTGCTGCTGGTATCTGTTCTAATTCTGACAGTTGTACTGTTTGATCTTCGTTGCCGGCATTTTGAGTCAGAAAATTTGGACTACTGGTCGAATAAACTGTTTCAACTGTGGTAGTGTTAGGAGTCTCAATTACGGTGACGCCACCTGTGCCCGGAACAGGTACTTTAAGGTCTTCCGCTTGTTTTTGGGCCGCATCTCTTTGTGCAGCCAATGCTTTGACTTCTGGGTCTTTGATGTACTGAGCGAATGATTTGCCTTCGGCTTTTAACTGTGCAACTTTTGCATTTCGAGCCGCGTTGGCTGCATCGGCCTGTTGCTGTGCTGCTGTGCTGGCAGGAGTGTCTTGATATCGTGTAGGATTACGAACTTCTGTGGTGGATCCGCCACCGGTGGTAGTTGTTGTGGTGATGGTTCTCACAGTTGACGG